CAAAGAAAACTAGGTCCGGTTGGCAATCATCTGTTGGTGAGGATCCTAAAAGAAGAGGGTGGAATAGTAGATTGTGGTCAGCAATGATAGCTGCAGGTATTGTACAATCACATAGAGATGGTAGAGATACAATTTATACATTAGGGCCAAACGCTGAATCTTTTGAACAAGGTAATTTAGTAGGATTTTAACATTTACCCCATTTCTGATATTTATATAAAAAGATTATATGAATAAGACTGAACAGTTACAGTTATTTGCACGTAGTTTAGGGGATCCGATATATGCAATAGAAACGTTTTTTAAAACTTTTGATTTAACTCAAAAGGGTATGGTGCCGTTTAAGTTGTTTTATAAACAAAAACAAATAATTAAATCTTACGAAAAGTACAATCGGAATATCGTAACAAAACCTCGTCAAGCTGGTGTATCCACAACAACAGCGGCTTATATTGGTGCTAAATGCGCGTTTGGTGATCCATCTAACCCACATAAAATATTAATACTAGCCAATAAGCAAACATTAGCGCAAGAATTCTTAAAGAAGGTTAAAGACTTTTTAGATCAAATACCTAATTGGGTGTGGGGGTTAGAAGAAGGTGAAAGTTATTTAGAAACAGATTCAAAAGGGCATTTAAAAATTAAATCAACCAATTGCGAAATTAGGGCGCTAGCAACATCTAAGGATGCATTAAGGGGTTTTACCCCAACATTCTTAATTATGGATGAAGCAGCGTTTATTGATAATGGGTCAGAAGTATTTGGGGCGGCTTTAGCCTCATTAGGGACTGGTGGTAAAATATCTTTAATCTCCACACCAAACGGAATGGATCCACTTTATTATAAAATATATGATGAAGCAAAAAATAACCCTAATAGTAACTTTAATATCGTTGAGATGAAATGGTATCAAGATATTAGGTACAATAGACATCTAAGATGGGAAAGGGGTGAAAATGAAGTATTATCGTGTGAAACTATTGGTAGAACTAAATTAAGGTGGGAATATGAGGGTAAAACTTACGAGACTACCGAATCAACTATTGAAGATTATGAAATAATGGTAAAAGAGGGATGGAAACCTTACTCTGAATGGTATGATGATATGTCATTAGATATGGGTGACCCTAAAAAGATAGCACAAGAACTTGATGTGTCATTTATCGGATCAGGTGGTAATGTCATCACTGATGAATATGTTACATTTCATGAAGAAACTAATGTCGAAGACCCTCAATATATGGCTGAACTAGAAAAGTCTATGTGGGTATGGAAAGATCCAGAAGAGGGTCATAAATATATAATGGGTGTCGATGTATCTAGAGGAGATGGAGAAGATAGCTCAACGATGGTGATATTGGATTTTGAGGGTTTAGAACAAGTTGCTGAATTTCAGGCTAAGATTGCACCAGATTTATTAGCTGAGATGGTTTATAAATATGGTAACCTTTATAATGCCTATACTGTAGTGGATATTACTGGTGGTATGGGCGTTTCAACGGTAATGAAACTATTAGAGATGGAATATAAACACCTTCATCATGATGATCCTAAAAGTAGAAAACTTTCAGATAAATATGCTAAATCAAGGTATAAACAAGGTGATAAAGTTCCTGGTTTTAATGTCGGTAATACTAGACTCCAAATGATATCTGAATTAGAAGAACATGTTAGGGAGAATAAAACTATTATTCGATCGAAAAGAATGATTTCTGAACTAAGAACATTTGTTTATAGGGGTGGAAGACCCGATCACATGGATGGTTATCATGATGATATTATTATGGCTTATGCAATGCCTATATTCGTTGTTCAGACATCATTTAAGAAATTAGAAAAAGCAACGAAACAAGCTAAGGCGATGTTAGACAGTTGGGTTAACACTTCTTCCGATAATGTTGAAAGTGTAAATAATAAATCCCATTCTAGCCCATTTTATTCAAATACACCTACTTATAATCCACCACAAACTGGTAAGAATGGGGCGAATAATGATAATGGTGAATATAATTGGTTATTCGGGTACTAAAGTAACATTTAGTTTTTGATGATATTTATTATCATAGTATAGATAAAACTATTTTAAAAAAAGATATGGCAGAAAAATACACAATATTTCAAAGGTTAGAGGGGTTATTCGGTCCTGAGAAGAAAAAAGAGGACGCTAAATCCAGATATTCATTAGGGGATGATCAAATTTTAAAAACAAAATCCAAAGAAGAATATGAATTAGCAAAATTAGAAGCACAACAAGCTAAATACCTCGGTAATATGTGGCATAAGGTTGATAATGAGATATATCAGCAGTCAGTATTTTACGAAACAACAAGAATTGCATCTTATTCAGATTTTGAGGGTATGGAGTTTTTCCCTGAAATCGCAGCGGCTTTAGATATTATGATGGAAGAGTCTACCACTCAAAATGGTGAAGGTAGAATACTTAACATTTTTTCTGAAAGTAAAAGGGTAAGGAGAATATTACAAGATTTATTCTTTAATAAGTTAGATGTTCACACCAACTTACCTATGTGGACACGTAATACATGTAAATATGGTGATGATTTCTTATTTTTAGATGTTGATCCAAATGAAGGTGTTAGAGATGTAAAACAATTACCGAATATTGAAATTGAAAGAAGGGAAGGTGACTTCCTTGCTAAAACACATAATAGTGGTAATATTAGTGGTAATAGTACTGATAAAGATGATGGTAGAGTTACATTCTATTGGAAAAATAAAGATACTGAGTTTAACGCTTGGCAAATTGCTCATTTTAGATTGTTAGGTGATGATAGAAGAATACCTTATGGTACTTCTATGTTAGAGAAAGCAAGAAGAATTTGGAAGCAATTATTACTTTCGGAAGATGCAATGTTAATATATAGAGTAACGAGAGCACCAGAAAGAAGAATATTTAAAATCTATGTGGGTGATATTGATGAATCCGATGTACCATCGTATGTTCAAAAAATTGCAAACAACTTTAAAAGAAGTCCAGTAATTGATCAGAACACCGGACAGATTGACACTAAGTATAATCAAATGGCTCAGGATCAAGATTATTTTGTACCTGTTAGGGATCCAAGTTCTCCTAGTCCGATAGAGACACTTCCAGGTGCGACTAACCTATCTGAGATTGCAGATATTGAATTCTTACAAAAGAAATTGTTTACTGCTCTTAGAGTTCCTAAACCATTTTTAGGGTATGAAGAAACAAATGGTGATGGTAAAAATTTAGCGTTACAAGATATTAGGTTTACTAGAACTGTTGGTCGTATCCAACAAGCAATGATTCAGGAGTTGAACAAGATTGCTATTATTCATTTATATATTTTAGGTTTAGAAGATGAGTTAGAAAATTTCACATTATCACTTAATAACCCATCTACACAAGCTGATATGTTAAGAACTGAGCAACTACAACAAAAAGTACAAGTATATAGAGACTCTGTTGCGGATGCAGGAAATGGTTTTGGTGCTATGTCTATGACAAGAGCTAAAAAAGATATTTTAGGTATGTCAGAAGAAGAAATTAGGTTAGATTTAGAACAACAAAGAATGGAGAAAGCAGCGGCAGCTGAAATGGAACAAACCGCAAATATAATTAAGAAAACAGGTATATTCGATAGGGTGGATAGTTTATATGGAGAATTCGGTGTTAAACCAGGTGAAACATCAGAAGAATCACCCGCAGGTGGTGAAGAAGACGCAGGATTCGGTGGTGGTGGAAGCTTCGGTGGTGGATTCGGTGGTGGTGATGATTTAGGTGCTACTGATGATGCTTTAGGTGCTACTGATGATGCTTTAGGTGATACCACTGAGCCAGCAGTAGAACCAGCAGAAATACCTATGGAAAGTGTAGAAAAGAAAGGTGACTTAATTGTGGAGAATGAAGTTAAGAAAAGAGTTTTACAAGAAAAAACAAACAAGTATAAAAATATCTTTACTAATAGGTTAATGGAGAGTCTTGATCGTAAAGGAGTAATTAGTGGTAGTATAGAAAATATAAGTAAAACTAACGATTCACTTGCTGATGAATTATCTAGAATGTCTGATAAAGTAGATGAATTAACAAAAGATTAATTTTTTTATATTAAACAATATATTTATTAAGAAAAAGAATATGAAAAACTTTGGTGAAATAAAAAATAGATTTAGTGATATATTAACGGAATCAATTATCAGAAAAGATATTAAAGGGAAGAAAACTTTTGGTAAATTTATTAATATGTTAAAAGAGAATGTGATATTAAGTACACAATACCACATATTTGATAATATAGAAAATAAACATTTTGATAATAGCGGGGACGCTAAAGATTACATTAAAGAGAATATAAGTCTCTTATCAAAATATACAAAAAAACAAATTACAGAAGCGAATAAAAAATTAGCATCCATAATATCCTTCAAAGG